CGCTGTTCCGCCATAAAACCCGCGATCCGGAGAAATTCATGAATGACCTGAAAGCCTTCCAGTGCGACGAGTCCGACGTGTACGCGGCCCATGACGCAGAAGAAGCGAAGCGTCTGTGGCACGACACCATCGGTGAGGATGAGGAAATGGAAGATGGCTATCCACGCGAACTAACTGACGAGGAGCTGGACCAGCCACAGCCCGAGTTTGACGAGAACGAAACGCGCACAGGCGAATGGACATCTGTCCGCGAGTTTCTGGCGCAGGCATCCGAGCCGGGTTGGCTCTGCGGCAGCGATTTCTAACGCCCTCCCCGCTGCCCGCTCCCCACGGGCAGCACCGCCCGCGCCGGCCGGGATCCCCAAAGCCGGCACCTACCTATTCCATCTTCTCCGCAGAGCAGCCATGAACGAAATCGTCACCATCGACCAGTCCATCTACGGCACGCGCGACTCCTTCGTGTCGGTGCTGACGGACCGTTCCATCAACTTTGACCGTGAAGCGGAATTCGCGCTCCAGTCGCTGTACGGCAACGACTATGCGATGAAGATCGCGATGGGCAATCGCCAGTCGGTGATCAACGCAGTGGTCAACATCGCGGCCATCGGCATCAGCCTCAACCCGGCGAAGAAGCAGGCGTACCTGGTGCCGCGCGACGGCAAGATCTGCCTCGATATCAGCTACATGGGCCTGATGGACCTGGCCATCGACTCAGGGTCGATCCGCTGGGGGCAGGCAGAGCTGGTGTACGAAACCGACACCTTCGGCCTCAATGGCGTTGACCAGCAGCCGACCCACCTGCGCAACCCTTTTGCAAAGGATCGAGGCGAGATCGTCGGCGTCTACGTGGTGGTGAAGACCGCCGACGGCGACTACCTGACTGGCGCCATGTCGGTTGAAGAGATCAACGCCATCCGCGACCGCTCGGCCGCTTGGAAGGCGTGGATCTCGAAGCAGAAGTCCTGCCCCTGGCTGACCGACTGGGGCGAAATGGCGAAGAAGACCGTGGTCAAGCGCGAGTACAAGTACTGGCCGAAGACCGACCGTCTGGACACCGCGATCCACCACCTCAACACCGACGGCGGCGAAGGCCTGGCCGTGCTGAGCGGGCAGCAGACCCAGCAGCAGGCGCTGCCGGCGGCGCTGTCACCTGAGCAGGAAGCAGAGCGCACGGCGCTGTATGCCAGCCTGCAGGACATCGCCACGGCGGGTCTGGAAGCGCTGGGCGAATCGTGGGCGAAGCTCACCCCCCAGCAGCGCAAGCTGATCGGCGGCGCCGGGCTGGAAGCGTTGAAGGCCGAGGCCGAGCAGGCGGGCGCTGACGTGATCGAGGGCGAAGCCACTGAGGTGACGCCGTGATCCTCCTCCCCTGCGATCAAGGCAGCCCCGAGTGGCATCGCGCGCGCGCCGGCGTGATCACCGCCAGCATGTTCAGCACTGCCCGCAAGCGCGTGGGCGAGCTGGACGAGCGCCAGCGGCAGTACGTGGACGCTGTGCATGCAGGCACGCCCCAGAAGGATGCGGCGGCGGCGGCCGGCTACAAGGTGCTGCCCAAGTCCGCGATCATCGAAAAATCGCTGCGCGGCGAGCCGGTGGGCGACTACAGCGAGGAGGCGAAGAACTACGCCTTCCGCCTGGCTATCGAGCGCATCAGCGGTGAGCCTCTGGACGAGGGCTTCGAGACGTTCGCCATGCGCCGGGGCAAGGACTTGGAGCCGGCCGCGCGCGGTGAGCATGAGGTCCAGTCCGGGCTCATCGTGCAGCGTGCTGGGTTTGTGCTGAGCGACTGCGGGCACTTTGGCTGCTCGGCTGACGGCCTGATCAACACCGACGGCGGCTCCGAGTATAAGTGCTTCATCAACCCCGAGAAGCTGCGCACCTTTCACGTCGACAACGACGCGAGCGAGGTGTTCGAGCAGGCGCAGGGCTGCATGTGGATCACCGGCAGGCAGTGGTGGCACATCGGGCTCTACTGCCCGGCGCTGGAGGCCGTGGGCAAGCAGCTGTGGTGGCGCCGGTTCGAGCGCGACGAGGCTTTCATCACGTCCATGCGCGATGACCTGGAACGCTTCCGGGTGATGGTGGACGGCTACGAGGCAAAGCTGCGTGAGCCGATGCAGGAGGCCGCCTGATGGACGTCCGCCTCTACCCCTGCCACGCCAAGTCCACGCGCCGCGCCGGACTGGTACGTGCTGCTCTGTTCGCCCACGTCGTGGAGGGCAAGAGCTACACCACGCGCCAGATCGCCAACCGGCTGGATATCTCGACCGGCGCGGCCCTGGAACGGGCCAAGCGCGGCCCCTTCCCCCTCACCTGGGCTTCCCTTGAATCAGCACGGAGGATTTCGCAATGAGCTGGAACTCGATTGAAACCGCCCCAAGCGACGTGCGCCTTTTGGTCGCTTGCGCCACATCAAGCGGCCGACTGATCTCCCTTATCGCCGTGCACTGCTCGAAACACACGCAGGAGGCTGGCGACGAGTTCATCGACTCGGAATGGTGTGATTACGACGAGGCGTCAGACACATACTACTGCCCTGTGGGCTGGTACGAGCAGATCCAGAATTGGGACGAGCTGAGCGCATGCCACATCACCGACATGACCCCGGTTCTGTGGGCGAATTTGCCTGAGCTGCCGGAGTTCGTCCAGTGACCCGCTCCTGCACTAGATGCGCCGCAGTCCTTCCGCTGCGCAAGTTCCCGCTGGTGAATGGCAAGCCGCAGGCCCGCTGCAGCCCGTGCGCGAACTCCGACCGCCGCCTGCGCGATCCGCTGCCTGCCGTGAAGCGTGACCCGCGCGAGGTCCACATCTTGAACATCACCAACCTGTGGTTCGGGCCTGTGCGCCGCGAGCCGATGAGGAGCATCGCATGAGCAACACCAGTGACTACTTCTTCGACTCGCGCCGCACCTGCCCCGATTGCGCATCAGCTGGCGGCCTCCGTTACCTTGAGGTGCCGCCAAGCCAAAGGCATCACAGCAGCAACGGAGAAGAACACACCCATCATTTCGGATTGAGTCGTGACTACGAGTGCAGTAACTGTGGATGCGAGTTCACCCTGACCGCTTGGGAGGATGCATGACCAGCATCCACGCACAGACCGTGTTCGACGCCGCCACCGCGCGGCAGAAGGCCGCCGAGGCCGAGCAGCTGGCCGCCGACGTCGCCGAGTTCGAGCGCAAGGGCGGCAAGGTCCAGCGCCTGGGCAACACCCCTATCGACCGGAGCGGCATCAGCCGCCGGCAGGTGGTCGAGGGTGGCGCGGATCGGCGCAAGGCCGCGAAGAAGGGAGCAGGCGCATGAGCAAGGAACGTCCCATCCTGTTCAACGGCGAAATGGTGCGCGCCATCCTGGCCGGCCAGAAGACCCAGTCCCGTCGAGTCATCAAGGAACAGCCATTCGACCGCAGCTGGACACGGCACGACCACCGCATGCACTACATGAGCGGCCGCGTGGACGAGATCGACCTGGCCACCATGGGAGTGACCGCATGAGCACCGAACGCACCGACACTCACTAGGAGGAAGTAAAGATGACTACTGATACCAAGGCTGTGGCGCGGTGGGCCGTACTGGGTCCGCGCGCAACGATGGGTCCATCGGAAAGCGGCGAGGTTGTGCTCTTCACCGACCACGAGCGGGTGGTGGGGGAGTTGTACAATCAACTTTCCACCATTCAGCGCCATGCACAAGAGAGAGCGGATGAGGACGGAAACGAAATCGAAACCCTCCGCACCGCCCTCGCTGCGAGTCGCGCTGAGGTTGAGGGGTTGAAGAAGGATGCGGAGCGGTATCGGTGGCTCAGGAATCCGAATACCGATGTTGGATTAGTTATCGACAAGGTTACCGGCGAAATTCCGTATGACGAAGGCACTCGCACTGGTGGCTATCACACATATGAGTACAGGGCTGGGGAAGAGCTGGATACCGCAATCGACGCCACAATGGAGAAGGGAAATGTCTGACACCAAGATCAGTGATGCGGTCCCTGCGCTGTGGGGTGTTCGCATCGGAGATAGCGACACCTGGGGATACGTGGAGGTTGAGTCCGACGCTGACTTCATCGGCAAGAAATCCGGTCTTAGCTACGAGAAGCGACCGTTTTACCTCCGCCCGCAGCCCGCAGAGCTGGCCGAGCAGAACGGGGATGGACGCGAACCGTTTGAGGCGTGGGCTACTTCCAAAGGCCTGAACGTAGTTCGCTCTACCGAAGACATTGCCAGGTACGCGCACACTGACACTTTCTATGCATGGCAGGGCTACCAAGCCGCCCTCGCCGCAACTGGCAAGCAGCAGGTTGGCGCGAAATGCCTGACCTGCAACGACCGTGGGTGGGTCGGCGGCCCGACGTTCAGCGACCCCGCCGAGGGCGGGATGCAATGCCCGGACTGCAACGCTCTGGACGCCCACATGGAGCGATACGAGCAGCAGGTTGGCGAGGTGCAGGGTAGGCCGGATATCGCCGCTGTGATGGACCGTTGCATCCGTGAACTGCGGTCGTTTATCGACGTTGCCCACGACTACGACCTTGACGAAATGGCAGTGCAGGCATTGGAGACAGCTATCGAATCCATGGAACTACGGAAGCAGCCCGCGCAGGGCATCGACCTGGGGTCAATTCCTGACGGCTGGAGCCTGCGTACGCTCGAAACCTGCTATCAGCTCAGCGATGGTAATCAGGTCGTCGCCAATCTAGTCGGTCCGGACGCGGAGCGAAACGCACAGATCCTTGCCACCCTGATCGATCAGCGCGATGCAGCGCCGGGGGTGGGGTCGTGATCGAAAAGTGGCTGCAGTACACCTGCGACGGGTGCGGCGAAACCGAGCAGTCCGGTGACCCCAACGAATCGGCGCGCGACGTGCGTGCTCGGATCAAAGAACAGTACGGCTGGCGAAACTTTGGCCGGCTGGACTACTGCCCCGAGTGCGTGAAGCGCGGGCTGGCTGCTCAACGTGCGGAGGGATTCGACAATGGCTGACGCCCTGACCCTCTGTCTGGCGAAGTACCTGGTGCTGGGCCTGATGCTGGTCATCGGCTTCCTGACCGTGTGGCTGGTCTTCGCCCTCTGCCGCGCGGTGCCCTGGTGCTGGCGGCGGGCGGTAAGGCTGGTGGCCCATGGCTAAGCAGATGCCCGACTACCGCGAAACAGGGCGGGAGCTGGCCGCATTGTCAGGAGCAGACCTTAGCTCTGCTCGGCCGGCGACGGTGCGCACCTGGGAAGCGCGCGGCCTGGCTCTGCAGGCGCTGGCCCGCGGCGATATGGCCGAGGCCGTGAAGATCATGGCCCATGCCGGTGGTGCCCAATGACCCACGCCGAGCTGGTCTTGATCGCCGGCCGCTGGCTGCGCAACACGGCGGGCTGCT